GGTCTGTCCTTCCGCAACTTTATGTGGACGGTTTGCGGGCGTCCCGAACGCTCCAAGTGGTCAACATCAAAGAACGGAAGATCCGTTCTCTTCAGGTGATACTTGAGGAGGGCATCATGTCCATCTATCGAGTTGATAGGTGAACGTGTTGATACCACAAAGCCCTTGACTAAGGGGCTTTGTGTCGCTTGATCGATGTCTTGGATTTCGTATCCAAGCACCGACTGGCGACCTAGCACCGGGGATGTACTACTAACCAACGGGTAATGAATAAGTACCCGTGAAAGTAGTTCATCTAGGTATCTCACTGTTTTCCAGTATCCTGCCCAATAGAGCAGGTTCCTGGACGCAACAGTAGAGATAACTTCGGTAGCGTCCGTCCGTTGTGTCGGGAGGTTCTGTCTGATCTTGACAATACTGACGTCATGACCAGCATAATACTCCTTTCCGCAAGACTCACGGAACATACCGTTCCAGTAAGACTTGCCCCTGTTTACTCGAGCACCGAAATGTTCGAGTACATGGACAACGGATTGCACGTGATCTACGGGGATGATAATATCATCACCATAGATGCGCACGCTGTGCCTCAGGGATAAAATATCCTTTCGGCATAGTGGGCGATTGAGCGACTGTTCGATCCCAATCATGACTAGGGTCAAAAAGACCATAGCCTCGATGGGAAAGCACAGTGCTGAACCCATAGACGCGTACTTGGACAGACGAATTACGTCATGTCCACGTACGTCAGCTCGTCGTGACCGTGTTGCATCAAGACCCTTAAGCAAATTAGGGTGATGACGCGCCATGGTTCGTACGAGCTGATTGGAGACACGATCGGATGCTTCACTCAAATCGAGTGTAGCGAGCTCGCCTGTAAGGGAGCCCTCTCTGGCCATGTCCTGATTAGGGACCTGATCAGAAAAACCGAGCATTATTGAAAGGATGTCATCCTTTTCAATAGATGCAAGAATCGACTCAAGGAGTCCCTGTTGCACATACTGTGTAACAGTAGGCTCCATTGCGATGATTCTAGGTGTCTTTTGCGTTTTAGGTACTGCGACAACCTTAACGGGAGTCTCAGCACAGGGTTCGAGGATATCGACAGATTCATACTCAGAAAAGTATGAATACGAAGGAAAGAGAAAGTCTGTAAAACTAAAGACTTCCTCCAACCTCTTGGTCCAGACCCGCTGACGATACTTCTGGTTTCCCAGA